TTAATAATTAAGATTAACTTATAATCTTTATGTGAACATTAACTTTCGTAAAGGCTCTTGGGCGATACTCCCTGCGTTAATTGTATCTTTTGTATCTATATTTGTGTCTTCCCCATATGCAAGCGCAAACCCTGTCTCTATCCCCGATGCGGGGTTTGAAGATAACACCTTTACTGGCTGGTCAAGAGGATCACAAACAGGAACTCTTGGAGCATCAATTAATGGGAACGGTACTGGCGTAACAATCTTTAATGGTTCAAGAACTTTTACTCATGGCGCAAATGGGGCGATGGGAAGTCCAACACTTTCAAATGGTAGCCCAAACCCATATTATGCTTCTGCAGTTGCTGCGGGTAGCTGGACTTTTTCTCCAAAGGGTGGGACTTATGCTGTTGCCCTACAACCAAGAGGTCAGCAAACATTTGACCAAGCAACTAATGCCGTTGGTCTTTCTGGAGCAAATAACTCCGCAATTAGAACCATGCTTGCACAGCAGGCTGCTGCTGCTGGATTTGGCGGTGGTAATCCAACCGATGCAGCATGGATTACTCGTGAAGTTCAATTAACTGCGGGGGTAGTTTACACGATGTCTTGGAACTACATGGCAACTGATTATGTTCCATTTAATGATGGCTCAATTACCTCACTTGTCCCTGTCACCGTTGCATCAACTCCAGTTATAACTGTAAATAATTTTGAACAATCATATGCACTTCTTGGTTTTACAAATCCAGGCACAGGAGACTATTCAACAAACTCCTACGGTGCTACTGGCTGGCAAGTGTCAACTTATGAAGTTTCTGTGTCAGGAACATACAAACTTGGCTTTACATCATTTAACCTAGATGACCAAGGTTTGCCACCAGTTTTGATGGTTGATGATGAAATAGGCTCAACGCAGAAATGTGTTCAGGGTGGATCTTGCGAAACATTTGGCGGGGTTGAGCCAAATAACGAAACTGCTCCAACACTTCCTCCGACTACTACCACAGAGGCAACTACTACAACGACCACTACTACAACGACCACTACAACGACCACCACAACAGTTCCAAATACAACCACTACTACAACTACCACCACGACCACCAGTGTTGTACCCTACTTTAATTCAATTCAAAATTTAACAGCTACAGCGAATGAAAATGGGAGTGTAACTCTAAATTGGGATGCACCGAATGCAAGCAATACACAGCCATACATGTACAACATTCTTTTTTATGATTTGAATAACGGGGTAGAGTCTGGCGGCTGGGGTGTCTGGACATATGGCGCAAACACTACTTACACAATCAACACATCCTCACAGACTGGCTATGGCTCTGTGCGATTTAAAATTCAAGCAGGTACATCTCCATGTGTGGGGGAGGGGGTTGGGAATTGTTTGTATGGTCCTCAAGAAGTTATTGACATAACAACATCTGAGCCTATTGCGGCTACAACCACCACCTCTACAATTTTTATAAATATACCAGAGCCCCCTGTCATTGTATATCCACCTATAAATACAACAGTGGAGCTCCCAGAGCCCTCTGAGCCCCTACCTGAGATTGAAACGGTAATTGAGGAACCAGCAATTACGGTACCTGAGTTTGAACCCATAGACTCAATTTTAGAAGAAGTTGAAGTGGACACCAGCTTGCCAGACTTTGAAATCATAGATACCGAAATTTCAGAACCTGAAATTGTGGACACTTTTATTCCAGAGTTTGAAGTTGTTATAACTGAAGAGGTATTAACGGAAGAGCAGGTTGGTCAAGTCATTGATGAGATTATGAACGCTTCTGTAGAAGATGTCATATATTTAATTGACACACTTTCTGTTGAGCAACTAGATCAGGTTTTTGAAGAAGTATCTGTGGAGCAGTTGACAGAAATCCTAGACAGCCTTTCGGCAGAAGAGGTTCTGGATGTTATTGAAAACATTGAATCAGTTGACGCACTAGAAAATGTCATTGACGCAATCAGTGAAGAGACAATTGATCCAGATACTGCGATTGCAGTTATTGAAAATGGAAACTTTGAAGAACTTCCTATTGAACAAATTGCGGAAGTGTTCGCTGCAATTGAGCCAGATCAATTTACCGAAGAGCAGAAAACAGAATTAGCAACAGCACTTACTGACGCTCCTGCTGAAATTAAGGAATCGTTTGAGGAAGAAGTTGACATCTATGGAGATGGGTTTGATGACTACACCCCTACAGGTTCTTCTATTGATGTTGGAACCCGTAAATCAATCTTGGCTGCAACAGCCGCAGTAGCCGCAATAGCTGTTGGCTCTGCATCTACTGGAGGAAGCACTGGTGGTTCATCTGGTGGATCTGGTGGTTCGGGCGGGTCTGGTGGTTCTGGAAGTTCTGGGGGAACAGAAGGTCGTTCTAGAAAAGAAGAAGAATCAGAAGGCGGGTTCTCTGGAGAGATTGCAGGTCCAGGGGAAGACGATGGTGAAGATTTTACAAAAAATAGTATATACAAGTATTATATAAGGGAGGGTAAAGAAATGAAAAAGTTTAATTGGTTTGGTTTTAGCAAAAAGATGTGGGATATTACTGCTGGATTGGCATTTACCCTCGCAGGAAGCCTTGTTGTCTACATTACGCTTTCTGGGGTAACTCAGAGAATTGCTGGAATTGCAACACTAACTGCTATCCTCGTGCATTATGTGCATGAAATTCTAAAAAATGACGAATAAAAAACTCTGAGATATAATATATATCAACGCCCGTTGGGGCAAGGAGGTGGTCTTTTGTCTACTTTGTTGAATGAGAATAATAAGAAGATGCTTGCATCTTGGGTAAGATCCTTTATCGGAGCTTCATTGGCTGTCTATATGACAGGTAATCATGATCCTAAAGCAATTGCTACAGCAGGTGTTGCTGCTCTTGCACCTGTGATTATGCGTTGGTTGAATCCAAACGATACTGCATTTGGTCGTACTAAGTAATACCAAATTAATTTAGAGGTTAAAATGGCACAAGTTAAGAATATCCTTTTGAGGATATTGGCTACATTTGCTGCATCGGGTTTAAGTGTAATCGGTGCTGGCGCTATAGCTAATGTCCCTTTGTGGAAAGCCTGCTTCATGGCAGGCATCGCTGGCGTTGCCGTAGTTGTGGAAGGACTCTCACGAGCATTCCTAGATGATGGTAAACTTAGTTTAGATGAAATTAATGCGGTATTTTCTAAAGTTGATAGAAAGAAAACCGCAGAAGGAGAGACCAAATAATGGCTAAGAGAACAGAATGGGATTATATTGTTGAAGTTAAACTTCCAGTAGCGCTGAAAGGTATTGAGCCAGGCAAGTTGCACCCAAGTTTACTGAGAGATATCCCAGGCGGCGGTAAGTTGTTTTATCTTGCTGCTGATGCATGGCTGGCAATGGTTGAAGCTGCAAAGGCTGATGGTGTTGAGCTTAAACCCACGAGTAGCGGAGATTTATATCGCAGTTATGACAGCCAAAAGGCAGGATTCCTTACCCGCTACCAGCTTGAGCCGATTCCTGGTCAGAGCACAAAAACTTTTGAAGGTAAGACTTGGTACTTGAAGAAGGGCATGGCGATGCTTGCCACGCCTGGCAAGTCACAGCATAACCTCGGCTTGGCAGTTGACATTGCTAATGCAAGTGACAAGAAAAGAATTAATTGGCTGATTGCTAATGTTGAAAAGTTTGGGTGGAGTTGGGAAGTAGTTCCTTCAGAGCCTTGGCACATTCGTTATGTATGTGGTGATGCAGCGCCTCAAGCAGTTAAGGATTATGTTGCTCGTAATCCAAGACCAGGCGGACCATTTGGTTCCGTTGCAGATCAGAAAGCCGCTGCTGAAGCAAAGACTGCAGCGCCAACCGCAAATGTTCAAGCTGCTGCAACAAAAAGAACTGTTAAGCAAGGAAGCGCTGGTCCTCTTGTAAAAGAAGCTCAAACTCTTTTAGTTAAGCATGGTGTTGTGTGTAAAATTGACGGTGATTTTGGTCCAAAGACCGCACAGTTAGTTAAGGATTTTCAAACTAAAAATGGAATCACTGCAAGTGGTGAAGTAGACCAAGCAACTTGGTCAATATTGCTGGCATAACCAATCTTTGATAATATCTTATAGGAGATATTATGGCTGCAACTAGAAATATTACTATTTATCAAGGCGATACCTACGCTCATGAGCTTCGTATTAAAAATAGTGCTAATGCTAATGTAACTATTACATCTAGAACTTACACTGGTCAGATTAGAAAGAAAAGAAACTCTGACACGGTTGCAGCGACATTTACATCTGAAATTACAAACGGTGCTAATGGCATCGTTGTCATGTCTTTAACCGCTGCGGCTACAGCTAATATTGCTGCAGGGACATATGTTTATGATTTTCAAGAAACTAATGGCACCGTTATCACCACACTGATTACTGGAACGGTAACGGTAACTGGCGAGGTGAGCAGGTAATGGCTGGGGACATCACAACCGTTCAAGTATCTAGTGGCGATGTTACATCCCTGTCTGTATCCACAGATATTTCAAATATTACGGTAGCTTCTGATATTACAGGGGTAATTGTACAAACAAATGACACTACTGTGCTGACGCAATCTTCTGGGACAATCAATCTCGCTTCGTTATCTCTAGCGACAGCGGAACCAGAGGCGGTTGCTCGGTCTGGGAGTGTTGGTGTAAGTGCTTTAGCGGCTAGGGCGGATCATGTTCATAGTGCAGCAAATCTATTAATGGATGGAGGAAATTACTAATGGCGAATACGCTGAGAATTAAAAGAAGGGCGACTGGCAGTGCTGGCGCACCTACAAGTTTGGAGAATGCAGAATTAGCATTTAACGAAGTAGATAATATTCTTTACTACGGTAAAGGAACTGGTGGTGCAGGTGGATCTGCAACCACTGTTGAAGTAATTGGCGGTCTTGGTGCTTTTCTTGCTTTAACAACTGATCAAACAATTACTGGCAACAAGACATTTAATGGCACAACGATTGTCGCAACTCCAACTGCAAACGGTCACGCAGCTACTAAACTTTATGTTGACACTGCAATTTCTGGTGTTACACTTACAAATACAGCAGTGACTGCCGCCTCTTATGGTGGTGCAGGAACTGTTGCTACATTTACTGTACAGGCTGACGGTAGGTTAACTGCTGCTGCAAACGCAACTATTTCAATCACTGCTTCACAAGTTAGTGATAGAGCAACAAACCTTGTAACGGGTCTGACAGGGACTGCTAATGAAATTGCAGTGTCAAACTCTGGTGTCGGTGCAGTAACTCTGAGCCTTCCATCTAATGTCACTATTTCAAATAATCTTACAGTCTCTGGAGATTTGATTGTTAATGGTAATACAACAACTCTTAACACAGCAACACTTGTTGTTGAAGATAAGAATATTGTTCTTGCCAATGTTGAATCACCAACGGACACAACAGCAGATGGTGCTGGGTTTACGATTAAAGGTGCAACAGATAAGACACTTAACTGGGTTGACGCAACAGATGCTTGGACATCTTCTGAGCATTTCAATATTCTTACTGGTAAGTCATTCTACATTGGGGGCTCAGCAGTACTTTCAAATACAACTTTGGCTTCAAGTGTTGTTACCTCAAGTCTTACAACCGTAGGAACTATTGGTACAGGTGTGTGGCAAGGTACTGCTGTAGGTATCGCTTACGGTGGTACTGGCTCTGCAAATGCTTCTGATGCAAGAACTGCATTAGGTCTTGCAATCGGTTCAAATGTTCAAGCCTACAGCGCTCAGCTCGCAGCGCTTGCCGCTAACACTGCTACAATTGATGGTGGTACATTCTAATTAAGAGGGGCTAATGGCTAATGTAATAAAAATTAAAAATTCTGGCACAGCTAGTGCCGCTCCGACATCTTTGGAATATGGCGAATTGGCTATTAATTATGCTGATGGTATTTTATTTTTTAAAGACTCAAGTAATGCGATTATATCATTTGATATAAAAGGTGTACTTAAAGTAGATGTTTCTGATTTAGCTGTTGATGTAGCAATGTCAATATTCTAGGGTGTAAAACCCTTATTCTGTTATAATTGAACTATGGATGATGTAAAGATTGAAACAAGTAAAACGCTAACTTTAACGCTTCCGAGTGATCCAACATCTAATGTTGTGTCAGTTAGTTTGTATCATGAGTTTGGATCACTTGTTTCTGGTCCAACAAACGCAACAAGATCAAGCACTGGAGTTTATACCATCACCTATGGTCAACAAGCGTCTGGTATCTATATTCTAAATGCTGCGGGGAAATACCGAGCTGACTTTACTTACACAGTGAGTGCTGTTTCGTACACTCAATCTCAGTACTTTAATGTCTACACCCCGTATATAGACATTGATACATTTTTTGAGGATCACCCGACTCTTGAAGATGAATGGTATGACAAGTTTGATAAATTAGAAAAAAAAGTAAGAAATATTATTAATACTTTCTGTGGTCAGTCTTTTGATTATTATCCAAATAAATATCTTGAAGTCATGGGTTCTGGAAAAAAATCAATTCATCTTCCAAACCCAATAGCGACATTGAGAAAGGTCACTGCAGATCCAGGAACTAATGATGAAATTGTTCTCCATGACTATGAAGATGCAACAATGAACCATATTGAAAAGATTAAAGAGCAACACGCATTCGGCGGCTCTTACTATGTGCAGTTTAGAAAATCAATTCTTGATAGCGTAAATGTCCTTTTAATTGTTAATAAATTCAACCCAGAGAGCGTGTACAGAATTGAAGGGGATTTTGGTTGGAGATTTGTTCCTAACAATATAGAACAAGCCGCTGACCTTCTCTTGGAAGATATGATGAACGATGACTCAATCTATCGTAGGCATGGTATTTACACTGCAGACATGGATGTGCTTAGAATTCAGACAGGTCAAAACTTCTATGAGTCAACAGGGAACATTGATGCAGACATATTGCTTATGGATTACACATTGTTTATCATGGACTATGTGGTTTAAATGGCTGTGCAGAATTATTTCAAATTCACTCACAAAGGGGATATATACGGAAAGACCACAAGCACAAATGATGCTGGTCAGAAATACGCATCGTACACAAAGGTAGATACAATATCTTTTCAATTTCAAGCCCCCAGCACCAGCTCTTCTTCTGGGGATGAAAGAAGACTGACTCCGTATCAGGACAATGTGCCAAAATTTGAAGCAATTGTCCCTAGGAAATCAGATGCAAGTATTGCTTATGGTAATAGATTTCAAAACATAAAGGATAGGGATAATGTTGTGGTTGATAATTCTATTTATGAAATAGTTGGAATACAGCCAAAATTTGGGATTCATGGCAAAAAACACCATACGATTGTTACGCTTAGAAGAGTTGTGGAGTCGGAATGATTAATGTAAAAATAACCAATAATTTGGATAAACTTGTTAACAGATTAGATAAAATTAATATTGAAATTCAAACTGCTTTCAGTGAAGTAGCAATGTCTAAAGGTGATTTTATAAGAACGGAATTGAATGACCGTTATGAGAATCTATTTGAAGGGTCTGAGATTGACTTTGTTCCAGGTGAGTCTTCTATGCGAATAACTATTACTTTTGCTGGAAAAAATTATTGGAAATTTGTTAATGGATACAAATTTAATTTAGATGAAATGTACGGAGTGGTTAACACATTAATTTCTGATATTGTTAAAGAGAGCATTGGCAATTCTTTACGAGGTGAATCAATTGGCTAAATTAAGTGTTTATGATGTAAATACTCATTTAAAAAATGATGCAGAAATACAGTCAATTGCGGGTAAAGTAATGAGCTTTGCCCCAATTGCCGCTACAAATGGTGAGTCAGCCCCGTTTGTAGTCTACTTCTACAGCCCATCAGTCCCCAACCCAGATGCTTACTGGATGAGAAAAGATAATATCAGGTATTCAATATTTGATACGGATGTAGATAGATTATTCAAAATTTCGGAGAGAATCCTGGAATTGCTCGGAAAAACTGGTACAATAGCTCAGGCGGGTGGAGTGACGGGTAGCAATAGTCGTATTCTTTCCAGCTATCAGACTGGCTCTAGTTTAGCGGCTCCTTTAGAGCTAAATGGCTGGTACAGAATGAATTTAGACTTTAAGATCTGCAATGTATAGAAGGGTATGGTAAAATAATAACATATGGAGTATAGTACTATTACATATATTGGTAAAACACCGAGCTATGTCGTTAAGCTTCGTAACTCAGTTTACGAATTTGAATGGAATAAAGGTCTCGGTATTGGCAATCGCCTTGGCGAAGTCAATGCCAAAGATATAGAAAAGATCGCTAAATGGCGTGATAAGAAAGGCAGAAAGATATTTCGCCTGGATAAATAGGAGGAAGTAAAATGGCAGTTAATGTTTCTAACATTATCGTTGGCGAGGCAACCATTAAACTTGGTACAAATGCTAACGCAACAAACATTGCAGCAATGAATAACTTTGCTGACATTGGAGCAACACAAAACGGTTTGGAAATCTCGTGGGAACCAGACATGGTTGATATTGAAATTGACCAATTTGGCGATGCCGCTAAGGTAATTCAGTCAAAGGTAAAGGTAATGGTTAAGACAACCCTTGCAGAAGGAACTCTTAATAACCTTGCAACAGCATGGAACTACGACAGTGAAACTGGCGGAGATTCGGTTAAGGCAAACAATGATGGCGCAAATACAAAGACATTCTTGTTTGGCGCACAGGGAGTAATCCCTTACGAGAAGGCACTCGTTGTTACAGGTACAGCACCTGGTTCAACAGCAGGTGACTTGCTTACCCGTTCATTCTACACAAAGCGTGCAATTTCAATGGAATCATCCACAATTGCAATGAAGCGTGCAGAAGCAACAATGTTCACAGTTGGCTTTAGAATTTTGCCAACAGTAGCAGATGTTGGTTACGAGTACGGCAAAATCATTGACGAAACCGCATAATTGTAATTAAATAATTCAGCTAAAGGCAGTCGCCCCTTGGTATTTTGTGATAAACTTAATAACCGAGGGGCGAAGCCCTTTATATACGAGACATAAGGATGGAAACATTTTGAGTGATAAAAACAAAGACATTTTGGCAGGTAAGGAAATTACTTTTGCTGATGGTAAGACAAGAACAATTAAGCCTCTAACTATTCGTAACTTGCGTAAGTTCATGGCGGTAGTTAAGGATTTGAAGACAGAAGATACTCTTTCTGATGCTGATATTGACATCATGGTTGAAGCTGCTGGTATTGCATTGGCAACTGTTGATCCTGAGCTTGGTAACAACAAGGAAAAACTTGAAGATGTGCTTGACCTGCGTTCGTTTGGCGAACTCATGTCAGCCGCAATGGGTTCAGACCCTTCCTTCTAGGCGAAGAGGGGGATCAGCTCACTTCAGGTCAGGAGGGTTCTGATCTGAAGTGGGAGGATATTCCCCTGCTCAAATATGAATCTGAAATATTTGTAAAAACAGGAGCATGGGTTAGCCTGGGATCGCTAGAAGAACATTTAACCCTAAATGAATTATTTTTGCTTTATAGAGCATGCAACAATGAAACAAGCATGCAGATGAAAATTGCTGCCGCCTCGCAAGGTGCTGAGGTTGATTTTGAAGATGATTGGTATGATCCAACTCCACCAAGAGCAGCGCAGGTTCATGACATTATGGACATGAAGTTTGGTATGGGTTATGAAACTGTTAAGAAACAAGATTAGTCTTGCTTTAATTACCCCAATATGCGATAATTACTGTTGGCTGAATTATGTCTGATACCTCTAACTCTAACAACGATGTCAATTTAAATGTTAATATGGAAGGTAATGCTGCACAACAGGCGGCTGAACTATCTGCCCAGATAGTTAATCTTTCGCAACATCTTGCTACTTTGTCACAAAGAGCTGTTCAGAATGCTAATGTAACAAAAGCTTTTAACCAATCAATGGGGTTGAGCGCCAGTGGAGTTTCTCAATATTCAAGAGAAATAACTCAGTCATTGAATCCATTGGGGAGAATGACGAGAGCTGTAGAAATACAGAAGCGTGTATTGGACCAAGCAACTAGATCTGCAGAAGCGTACTCTGCAGCCCAGAGAATGTTGAATCAAAGCTCTGCTGACCCAATGGCACTAACCAGATCAAACGCTGCAATGTCGCAAAGCGTAAAGCACATGAATGCAATGAAATTGTCAAGCAATGATTTGCAAAAAGCAATGAAGCAAGTCGCTCTTCTTGATTACTCCAGAAGAACAAGCGAGAATGCGATGAAGAATCAGCAGTCTGCTTATAACTTTTTTAGGAACTTTTCATTACCGTTAATCGCTGGCTTAAGAGAAGCATTTTTTAGTTATTCTAAACTTGCTACCGAAAGTAATAGAACTACAAAACTTATTCTTGACAACTTTAATCAGATAGGTGCAGGTGGTGATTTTGAAGGACAAGTGAAGGCGGCAAGAACATTTACCGCAGAGCTTGGAAAAGATTTAGATAAGATCACCAGAGATTGGGGCACCAGTAGAGTGCTTATACAATCACTCGCTGGAGACTTTGCTGAATTGGGCATATCAAGCAGAATTGTTCTTGGAGACCTTACAAGAATGACAGCAGAGACTGAGAAACTAGGAAACCTAGATATATCCCAGTCTTCTGAGTTTATTCAGACGATGTACCAAACAATTCTTCGTATCAGAAGAGAGACTGGTAAATCGGTTGATATCAACAGTGATCAGGTTGCGAATGAGATAATTAGCCAGCTAAGAGGTCAGTTGGCTGTGTTTAACACGATTGAAAACAAAACAGTTATGTCCCTAAGAAACATAGCTGACGCATTCCCAGAAGTTACAGCTGCCGCAACAAGCTTTGGTTTGTCAATGACTGAAGCCATGTCGCTTGTTATTCCAATGATTGGCGCTGGATTCCAGGTGGGTGCATCCGCTAACTCGGTTAAGGTTTCTTTGCAAAGAATGGTTGCAATGACCAAACAGAATACGCAAATTATTAATCAGTTAAATGCTGAAATGGGAACAGGGTTTAAATATTCAGCTGGCGTTGGAATGGAAAACATTCAAATGCTGACTGATGCGTACAGGACTTTATCAAAGTCTGTAAGTGAAGGCGGTAAGGGCAAACAAGGCGCTCTGGAATTCTTCTCAAGACTTTTCGGTGTTCGTCAAGGTCCAAGAATGGAGACCGCATTCGCTCAGCTAGCAGCTTTCCAAACAAGCTTAGAAACTTACGGCTCTGTTGAAAGAACAACGGCAGATATCCTGCAGAACTCAATCAATGTTGAGTTAGCCGCTATCGGGTCTAAAAAAATTGCAATCAATCAATTCTTGGATCTTAGCAATATACATAGAGCGGCTATTGAAAAAGATAGTAGTGATGTCTTAACTGCCCAAGCGCAAGCTATCCAAAGAGGTCAAAAAACAGCACAAAAACTTCTTGAGAGCGCTAACAGCAAAAACTCTGACTTTATATCTGGTATGTCTACTGAAGTTGGTAAAGCATTAATGGCGCAAGCTTTTGATGTTCAATCACTTGCTGGAAAACAATTTGAGGCAGAACTTAAGTTGTCTCAAGATACACCTGAAGTAAGATATCGCAGAGCAAAAGAATCGTTGATGGCTCTGGGTAGAGCAGTCGTTCCAGTTGTTGATGTTTTCCTCAAAGGTCTTCTTCCAGTCCTAGAGAAGCTTGCATCTTTTTTACAAAATAATCCATTTGTTGCAAAATTAGCAAGCGCCTTACTAGGCATTGTCGCATTGTCTGGTCCTGTAAGAATGATTTTCACAACAATACAGAATGCATTCGGCGGTGCAGTCGGCATATTTGTTAAGTTATCAAGAATTGTTTCTGGGACCACACTCCAGTTTGCAAGCCTTCAAGACTTAATTATGAATCCAAATTTGTTGCGTGGTCAACAAAGAGTTGTTCAGTACCTTGATGGTTTCTTGATCAAATCAAAGAGGGGGGCGAGAGAACTAAAAGAAGCTTATGATTTTAGCGGTATTTCGCTTCCTGCTAAAGAAGCTATTCAAGCTGGAGGCATTTACGGCTCAGATAAGGCTGTAAATATGAAACGGATGCAACCGTTTGTTCCTCAAACAGATCAGTTCATGAACGATCTAAAAACCATTAATGCTCAAGGTGCGGCTCAAAGTGCTGCTCAAGTAGCAGCTGGTGCTGAAAGTGGTGTCACTAAAGGTGCAGCAAATCTATCTGATGATATCGTAGCTCAATTTGCAAATGCGATGCATAGATTTCAAGGACCAAACCTTTTCGCTGGTCCAAACTATTTTCAGAACAATATTCCTTTTGGAGGAACATCTGGTGGTCCTGGAAGTACAAGAACACCAAGAGCGCCAAGAGGATCTGGCGGTGCAATCGCTGATGACCTAACTCCAGAAGAAACCGTAGCGGCTGTTGCCGCAAATGAGGCAAGAAAGGCTAGGTTAAGACCACCAACAGTTACGACTTATCCAAAAGGAACATTGTTCCCAACATCTACTGCTAAATCATTTAACGATTTAGAAAAAACTCTTAATAGTATTAAGAAGAGATCTGGCTCCCTCTTGTTCTCCCCTGCGAATGCAGCCGCTGGTGCAATGCAAGCAGCTTCTGCGGTTGCAAGACCTCAAGCCCCGTTCAACCCAGCGCAGTTGCTGTCTAATATAAGTCAAAACAGAATTGCTCTTGGGAGAGACCCACTTGGTCCAGTTGCTATCCAGAGATTCTTATCAAGAGCTGGGGATAATGTAAAACTTTCTTTTGATCAGATCAGGGAATGGTATGTGCAGGCTGGCAAGCCTATTTCAGATCAACTGGAATATGCTTTTTCTAAAGGTGGTGTTTTTACTGTAAGTAAAGGCACTTTGGATGCGGTTAAAACAAAAATATTTGATAAAACTAAACAAGGTATTTTTACATTAGCTACTGGAGAAGAAGGTCTTGATAAGAGACTAAAGAATTTGGCTTCAATCCGTGGCTTGAGGGGTATGGGTAAGGCAGTCCGAGCGGATCTCGCACCAGTTATTGCATCTGTGTCAGACAGTATTGCTGAGCAAGTTAATGTTGGTCTCAATCAGACGCTGGCTACTATTAATGAATTGAGATTAGACAACATGCTGGATACTCCTATGGGAGCAACAGGGAGGACTATCACTGATTTGACTGCTGGAAAGCCAGTGCTCGTTAATGATGTTAAGCGAGCGATAGAAGACCACTTTATTGCGGCAGAATCAATTACTAATGGAGTAGTAAAACAATCATCAACAACAGTTGTTAATTCACTTAAAGATATAGATAAGCTTCTTCCAAACATTGTTGATGAGGTAGATATTATTGCTAATGAGGCTGGACCTCTATCTTCTTATGGTGATGATTTAAGAAGAGCATTCAGAAATGTTCGTGCAAAGACTCATAGTTTTGTAGAAAGCGTTAACGCTTCTGGCGAAAGGATGGTTACTCTTGTTAAAAACGAAGTACTTGTTCCAGGCAATGATGCGCAAGTACAGCTAAGAGCCGCAGATGAAGCAGCAAGAAAAGCGTTTGGGTCTGGCTCTGATTCGTTAGATGCAGATGCGGCTGCTGCTAAAAGAGCTGCTGCTGAAGCAAAAATAAAACCTGACTATGTTCTTAATAAGAGAATTGACGAAGCCAGGCTTAAAATTCAAAAATTAAGAGAAGCTAAAATTTCATCACTTGCTAGAGTTGCAAGTACAAATCCACCTCTTCCTGTTACAAAAAATGAATTGCTAGGTTCGGTTTTAGGTCTTGATGAGTTAATCGCAGAACAAAAACAAGAAATGTTAGAAGCAAAGAAGAAATTGCAAACTTTATTGGATGAAGGAAATAAAGTAATTCTTGAAGAAATGGACCTGCAGCCTTCATCTAGAGGTAAAGCCCGTGTTCAAAAAGCTGGTGCTGAAAGATTAAAAGAAATCCAAGATGACTTTGATTTTGAATTTGATCTTATGCAGAAGCATGAGAAGAGACTTCTTGCTAGAAGAAACCTTGTATTGGATGCATCACCAGCTGGTATACAAACTCAAATTGATGACATCATGCTGTCATTGCCAGATGATATAAAAGCTGGAATTCAAGATATTGATAAAGCGGTTAATGATGGAGTAAGCGATCTATCTATGCGCTCTGAGAGAAGAGTTGCTCGTATGAAGAGAGCTTTCGCTGATGTCAAAAAAGAAATAAAAGCTGCTGTCCCTATGAACCCAATGTGGAATGCTGTTAAGCAACAAATACCTATGGGGTCAGATGGCTCTCCATTAGATGCTTTTAGGTATAGTGGTTCTCGCTTCTTTAATGACACAAGGTTCCAACAGCCAAATGCAAGAATGTTTGACGCACGAAGGGGTTTGAGCCTTCCTACCTCAATCAAATCATTCTTTGGAATGGATCGTGTTAAGGGATCCTTTAAGGTACCTAAAAGCCTAAGCGCCGCTGCTATCACGCAAGGTGAACAAATTATTTTCCAATTTGCGGAACAGTTGGAAACACAGCTCGGAAGTGTTTTGGCAAATACCGCTCAAGCAGATATCAAGCATATTACGAGAGTATTGCAAAATTTGAAACCAACATCTGTAAGTAAAGACCTTGCTACATTTATGACAAGTATTGTTAATCTCCCACAAGACCAAATTGAAATGGCAATGGGTAATACTTTGACTGAAATCAAGAGAGCTATCACTACGCAGACTGGCGCTGGTGTTGGTGGTAAGGGTATGAAATCTGGGTCGCTGCAAAGCTGGAAAGCATTGCTGGAAAGAATGCGTAGGGGTAGTCAAGGTCTTGACACTGATGCTAGCGGCAATCCTATAGTAAAGGGAATTAGAGAATTCTTCTTTTCTGGGAAAATTAAAAAGGGTGCTATTAATACCACATCTGCTAAGGGTATTAGCACTGCGCTAGAGAGCGCATTTGTTGCTTCTATGAAGGGTGGGTTTGAAGGTCTTGGTGGTGCGGATGATGCAGGCGTAACAGAGGTTGCAAGAAGATTAACTGTAGAAAGCAATAGACCTGGCTTGGGTAGACAAAGAGCGGCAAAGAAAGCTTTGAAAGATGCGGGTAAAAAGACAGCTGACGCAGTTAAGAGTATTGCAAATGATATTGAAGGTTTCCTGACCGCACCTGCTGCTGTGATGGCTGACATTGCAAGCAAAGTAGATATGGCTGGTGCAAAGTCAAGTTCCATGATTAGAGCGGCTACGGATAAAGTAATGAAGCCAATTGTCAAAGTGTATAAGCCTGGCGAATTGTTCCCAGGTCGTGCTCCATCTATTACCCCAGCTGTTACTCAGGCTGTTAATGCAGCTACATCGTCTACTGTAACCCCAACACCTCAAACTCTAAAAGGTCTAAAAAACACTGAAATAGAATTGCCAGCAACAAAGAGACAAGCAGAAAAGATGATGGAATCTGCTCAGCGAGAATTGGCAAGGCAGTTAGGTATTGATGCTAAAGCTTCTGGTGCTTCCGCAAAAATTAAAAAATTGTCGGTTGCAAACTTTGAAAAAGAAATTGAAAGACTTCAAGGGATGATTGCTGGGGAACAGAAACTCCTTGATACATTTACATCACCAGCGATGAGAAAAGGTCCAGAAAGAAATCTGGCTAAACTTAACAAGCAATTAAAAGAACTGGCTTTTGCAAGAGATAAGTATGTTGTTGCTGAGTTTGCACTTGCAACTGCTGCAGCTGAAGCAGTTCCAACAGCGCCATCTACAATTGCACCAACTGGAGCAACAGGTGCTACAGCACCAACAGCACCACCTCCGAGAGTTCCAACTCCTACAACACCAGTAATACCAACTCCTGTAACGCCATCAGCAACTGGCGGTGCTGGAAAAGTTATAGATATTAAGAAAATTGGACATATATTTAAAGGACCAAACCTGTTTCAAGGTCCAAACATTTTTGACTCAAGCCTCTCAGATTTAATTCCTAATTTTGATGAATTACTATCTCCAGTAGGGGAAGCTGCAGAAACAATGGCGGATGCTGGCGATGAAGTCGCAACATCATTAAGCCGTGTGCTAGCCGCATCTGAAGCACACAAGCTCACTGGTAACTTAGTCGGTCCAGGTGAAGTTGGTGAGGCATCCCGTCTTTCAAGAACAAGAACCCGATTGTTTGGTATGAAAGGAATCGGTGTACCTAGTGTAACAGCAGGTCTAGATGCGGCAAAAATAGCGGGCACAGCAGGCTTGGTAGAGGCATTAGCAGATAAGAAACTTAGATTAAAGTTTGACGATGCTGGTGCATTAATCGGAATGTCAAGAATTAAAAAACTTGGCGGGGAGATGGCGATATCTTTTGATCGTGCCAACTCAATCCTTGCTGGAAGATTACTGCCAAACTTTACAAGGTTCAAGAAACTTTTCTCTTCTGGGATTGTTAAGGGATGGGCTTTTGCTCTAACAGGTGGTCTCACAGCGGCAGTGAAGCCAGCTCAATCTTTACTTAAAGCAATAACAGCAACTGGGGAAGCCAGTATGCGTGGAAAAGCACGAGCAGCTATTGACACCTTAGTTGAATCAAGAGATGGCAAGAAAACTGGAGTTGTAAGAAAAGCAATGGCTGGTCTGTCTGGGGCTACTGGTGGTATCAACAGCCTAGCCGCCATAGGCAGTAAAGCCGCAGATGTAATGTTCAAAATTGTTAGAGCTATCGTAATGATTGGCACAGTAGCAGCAGTTGCGCTGCCGATAATTGTTTTGATGTTTGGAATTTTCCAAGCGTGGAAGAGTGCTCAAGGAAGGTTGACTGCAACTACTGAGGCACTAAAGCAATCTCTTACAAATCTAAAAGATGCCGTTGTTGCGCTGTTCGCCCCGATCCGTGACATGGTAAACGGTTTCCTTGGGGCAAGCAGTATTGGCTCAACATTCATGACACAAGGCGAAAAGAATGCCGCAATGTTCTACGGTATCGCCACTGCTATTAAGAAAGCTACTGGATTTATGAAGAAGTGGGCTGAAACAACGGGCAAGGCATTTATGACTAACCAAGTCGCCCCATTCCTCGCTAGATTGATCAACAGATTCATTCTTCTTGGAGGTGCGATCAAGTCCGCATTCTCTGGAGATAAAGAGGCTGCAGGGAAGAAGCTTAAAGCATTCTTGTATTCATTGATATATGAACTTCTGAATTTTACAAAAGGAATAACTGATGTTATAGCAATGGTTCTTAAAGGACTAATTCCAGTTCTTGTAACTATTGCGAAAGTTGGCGTGGTTGTATTTAGAGAAATGTTCATAGCATTAGTGAGTATGGCAGCGGAAGCTGGCGCAGGGATGGCTCGGAATCTTGCTGCAGATTTGATGACTGCTGGGTTTGGCAAGGAATACCTCAAATACATTGGTGATCCATTTGCTAGTCTTGTAACAGGTAATGGCTTTAAGATTAAGGGCGAACAGTCATCCGAACAATTCTCAGACGGTTTTTCAACAGGTCTTAGTGGAAAATTAAGTAAATTAATTGACCCAATAAAAGGCGGGCTAGATAGCGCCCTTACAAAGGGAATGAGTGAAGTTGCTAAGAAATACGCTGAACTCATGGGACAAGGAATTAATATACCTCTTGCTCAAAGATTGAAAAACCCTAAAGCTTACCAGGATGCTCTTAAGTATAATGCAAAACAATCTGCTGACGCAGCTACAGCGGCAGGTGAAAGTCTTGGTGGAAATGTCAACAAAGGCATAAAAGACAAGATGAAAGAAATAAAAGATACCATTAAGGGTTACTTTTATTCAAATGTTGACGCTAAGTTTGAAAATATTATTCAGCAATATATTGATGCATTGACCAAGCAAAAAGATGAACAACTAAAAGCATACGATGATCAGATTGCTGGTATTGACGCTCTCGCTGAAGCAGAAGAGAGATTAACAGCTAAAAAAGAATATGAGACAAAGCGTAGAGAAATGCTTGATCAGAGAGAAACTGATCGTGCAAATTACTTAGTAGAGAGAAGACTAGCGGTTTACGAGGGTCGTGCTTTTGATGTTAGAAAACTTGATAGAGAAGAGGCGCTGGCTCAAAGAAATTCTGCTCAAGAAATTAAAGAACTTGACTCTGGCAGATTGTCTCAGCTTCAGTCTGAGCAACGAGATTTGGCTAAGCAAGCAATTGCTAATCAAAAAGATCTTGCGGAGAAGCAGTTCCAAGAAGTGCTTGACACATTTGATCGGTTTATTGAAGATGTAAAGAACAAGAGTTTTGCAACGCAAGAAGAATTTGCTGCTGCTCTAGCAGGAGTTGGAGAGCGAGCAAATCTTTCTTCTGCTGAACTAGCCAAAGTATTCGCTGCAAATATTGGTGAACTACCAAGAATTATCGCTGGAGTTCGTGATCCGTCTATCAATATGTTTAACACAAACATGGATGAGTTGATTAAGGAAGCTTCTAAGAAATTTGGTCTGGATGCTAATGTAGCTAACCCTGCAACTCTTCTTGGTGCTGTAAGAATGATGGCTATCGGAAGTGAAGAAGGATTTAAAGCAGCATTTAACCCTGCCTTTGCCGCCGCATATGTGCAACCAGCAATTGATGCTATTGCAAAGATTACTTCATCGCTTTCAGAGAAAGGCAATAAGAATAACATTGCTGAAATTTGGCAAAAAGCTGGCACTGATGCATTTGAAAAACTAAGAGGAGAGCTGAATAGAGATATTGCATTCCCGAAGATTTTGGAAAGCTTTAAGAAACTGTTTGAAGATCTTAAGCCATTAGTCAAGCAAATAGTTGACCTTGCTGGGGAAGCGTCTGGCGCATTGGGTGGAATTGGTGACAATATAGTTCCTGGCGCTGCATTCACACAAGAAGATAGAAAAAATCTAGAGCAATACCTTTTGAAGTTTGCACCGAGCGATGCAGGAAGAAGGGGTGATTTTTCACTTAACTCTCCATCGCTACAGAAAGTTGTTGGGATCATCATGCGTGATTACGATAAAGGCTCTGAATATATGATGTCAAACATCGGTAGCTATGGATTGAATGGGCTTGAAAGAGTGCTCTTACAAGGCTATTTGAATAATCAAACTGTCAGCCCTGGTGTTCCAACATTAATGAGACCACTCCCAGGTTCGGTTATTAGAAGTTACAACGGCGGTCATATCCGTCAATTTGTTCGTGGTGGATTCCTGGATGCACCATCTTCACAAGGTATTCCAGCGCTTCTGCATGGTGGTGAATACATTATCAACCATAAGGCGGTAGAAAAGTTTGGAAAAGGAAATCTTGAAAAAATCAATGCATTAAGACACGGTGGTGATTTGAAGGGATTTGCATCTGGTGGTTACATGACAACCCCTGGTTTTGCAAATGGCGGATATATGACTACCCCTGGTTTTGCAAAAGGCGGTAGTGTAAGGAAGTACGGAGTTGAAGATCAAAAAGATATCCTTGCCAAGAAAGCATTACAGACTCTACAAGGACCGTATGCAACATCAATCCCTGTTGTTGCTTCTCCAACAATTAACTTAAGATCACTTCCGCTTGTTAAGAACAATCTTGCAGGTGAAGGTGGTATATCTACTGTTCGCTCTGCATCTTTTGGGATTGGCAAGGGTGAAGTATTATTGCCAACAGTTGTTCAAGGAAAGATTTTATCTAACACTAATGCTTTTAACGCATATGCTAGTGGTGGTTACAAAAACCATTTAGGTATTTATGCTAATACTGCTGCAGCAAGTAAAGCTGCTGAAGTTATTCATCTTTCTGAAGCGAATAGAATAGGGCAGGTCGCTAAGGCGCAAGCTCAAAGGAATGTTGACTTGAAGAATGCGGGAATTGCCAAAAACTTTGTTGGACCAATAGCACCTGTTATTAAGCCAAAAGAAAAGAGTTGGTGGCAAAAAGCCCTCCCTATTGTAAAAGAAATTGCAAGACCAAGAAACTCTTTTGCAATTGCTGGAGGAATAATTGGTGGAATTCTTGGTCTACCTGCCTTGGGCATCGGCTCTGTTGGTGGAAGTGCTATCGGAGCAGGTATTGGTGGTGCAATTGGAGAATTCACTGAGCAAATTTTTGATGATATAAAAGGGCTTCAGCCTTTTAATATTGCAAAGAATGCCTTAATGCAAGGAACGCTTGATTATGCTGGCGGAAAAGTTATGACGAAAGTTGTAGCGCCAATAATGAAAGCGAAGTTTCCTGGAGTTGGTACTTACCTAGAAGGTAAGATTGCCAGACCAATACTTGATTTGTTTAAAAAGCCTGGAATAAAACCTTTTAACCCATCTATATTAAAACCTGAAAATGTATTTGATATACAGATGCAGGGACCAAGACCTGCTATTCCACCAGCCCCAGTGAAAAACCCTGCGGTATCTGTTGAAGATGTCTTTAAAGATGGCTTTGCTCCTAGAGCAAGTGCCGCTTTTGCTGGTTCTGACGGTGCAATTGATAAGCAAGTTCTTGATCTATTTGACGAATTAGATAATATTGCAAGCGGTCAAACAAATAAATTAACAACTCAGCTCCAAAGAGATGTATTGAAAGCAAGATTGCAAGCCCAGGGTCTAATCCCTAGATCAATGGAAAGCCTAGACGAAGTTGGTTACTACAATTCTATTATAGACAATCTGCTTGGTGTTAGATCTAATGTAGCCCCAACGGATGAGATACTGGCAGAGTGGGCTGAGAACATGGGTAAGATAGACCCAGCTCAATTGGCAAATGATATATTCCAACAGACTGGCGATATTCCAATGCCAAAGTCTTTTGACCCAAGAATTATACCAGCCTCAAGGGAAGTAATAGATTTTAATAATTTGCAAAAAGATATTGCGTGGGCAACGAGCAGACTCCTAAAAGATAGTGATGGGGTACTGCCTCCAGATGTTCTTGAAAATATAGCAAAAGCTCGCAATATAAAACCAGGTATGGAGTGGTGGTTGCAAGAACAATCTGATCTTTTGCTGCCAAAAGCAAACCAGCCAATTAGTTTTATTAATAAATTTGGTCCTGGCGGGAAAGATATTTACAAAGAAACAAGTGATATTTTTATGTCCCTAAGGGAAAGAATGGCGCTTGCTCCTAAAGAGTTGACTACTGGTGGGTCAGGTGGTGCTCTTGAAATTATTAAAAAAATTACTCCGATAAAAACATATAAAGCTGGCACTGGCGTGCTCGGTGAAATGCCTAAATATAATTACGATACTGGCGGCTTAGACCTAAAACAACTAGGTCTGTATGTGCATAAAATTGGAAAAGAAAATGTTGTCTTTGGCGGAATGAAG